CTTGCCAAGTGCCTTTCTCACGTCTTCGAGGTAATCAACGCCGTTGACGTAATAGATAAAGTTCAGAATGTCGATTTCCAGAACCTTTTTACCGTCGATGTACGTTGCGTAGTAGGTCACGGGGTATTCGCCGGACGCTTCCGCGGAAGATGCCGGGGCCAGCTTGCCGGGGGCAAACTTTTTCGGGCTTACGACAAGGACGTGCTTCACGGCCTGCTGAACATAGCGGCCCGTGCTGTTGTCCCAAGACTGTTGGGCCGCACGCAAATCAAGCTGGTGCTTGCGCGGCTCTGCCAGCTTGATAGCGTCCGTAGTAACGGAACGGAAATTCAGGGTCAGGGACATAGCTTCAAGGTGTCCGACAAACGTTCCGTCGAACGTGCCTGCGATGCCCGCGCCCTTGACCTCTTCCGAAATCTGCGTGATTTCAGGAAGCGTGACTTCTGCCATGCCGTAATATTCGGTCGCGTCCTCATATACGGCAAAGTTGGTTACGCCGTTTTCGATTTTCATTGCTCTTTACCTCCTTACGCCGACAGCGCCGCGGTCACATAGTCCGCGTCGTATTCAAGGACGAATTCGCATTCCCTCATGGGGCTTGCGGGGGTCATGTAGATATGGAAAACAGCCTTGCCCGCCATAAGCGCGGTCGTGCTGTTCTCTTCGTCCAGAAACTCCACGCGTGCGCCCAGCAGCTTTTCTTCCGAAACAAGGCCGTTCAGCCAAATGTTTACGGAATCAACGATGCTGTCGATAAGGCGGCGCGTCATTTTCTTGTCGATCTTGCTCCAATAAGTAAGAATGACGGAACGGGCAACCCAACCGAACATACGGGAAACGGAAATGAAGTAGTTCTTCACGTCCGTATCGGCAGGGAAGCAGGCGGTTTCATCGCCCCACAGCACATAACTTCCAATGAAGTTCAGCGCCGTAACGATGCCGTTACTGTTCAGATAGTTTGCCTGTGCGAGATCGAGAAGCACGGTGGTTCCGTCCGCAAGCATAGCGCGGTCGATCTGCAAGGTCTTGTTCGACGGGCTTTCCGCCGGGCAACCGCCGTTGTCCGAATCGGTCTTTCCCATCAGGCCCGCGGCGTGGACGGACGCATGAAACGCACGGTCGCCCAGCCCGAACATAGGCCAGCAGAGAATTTCCGCCTTGCTGTTCATGTTCTGCGTTTTCTTCCATGCGGGAACGTCCGCGTAGTGGCGAACGGTGTTGGTGTCCGCGTCGATCAGGGCTTTTGCACCCGTGAACACGGTGTTGATTGCGTCCGCCTTTGCGGTCATAACCGCCGCAACGTTGGACTTGTCGGACCAGCCGGGGGCAACGATAAGGTCGGGGACGATGCCGTATTTCGGAAAAACCTTGTCGATCAGTTCAAGACCGGAATACTTCTTCGTGCTGGTATCGAAACCGCCGATAATGTCGTTTTCGTTGATTTTAGATGGGTCCACCGCGTCGAATGTGATTGTCAGTTCTCCCGTTTCAGCGGGAATACTGCCGCCGTCCAGAACTTCAAGAATCAGGTTTTCGCCCTCATAGAAAAGTTCATAGTCGGTCCCGGCGGTGTAGCTTGTCACCTTGACCGTGTTTTTCAGCGCTTCGAGGGGAAGCAGAACTTTTCCGTCTGCGACGGGGTAGTTCTGTTCTGCGACGCTCTTCTTGTGCTTCGCAGGGTCAAGCACGTTCACGAACACCACAGGGGCCACGCCGTACAGCTTGAACTGCGAATAGATAGCTTCGCAAATGGGGTACTTCTCCCAATCGTCGCTATACCCCAAAGCGGCGACGGCTTCCGCGTAAGACTGACACATGATAGGGTCGTTCGGTGCGCCGCCCACGGTATGACCGGGGGCCGCGCCGACGACGAACGCAATACCAGAATCGGCGGTTACAGGGGTAGAAATCGACGTGTCGTTCTGACGCGTCGAAACGCCGTGAAAATAGTTTGCCATCGTTTATACCTCCTTGTTTCCTCGCATTGTCGAAACAATGTCGTTGTAATACTTGTGCGCGATATTGCCGGGGGTCTTGACCTTTGCGGCAAACGCGGAAAGCCGCTCCACGGGAACAATCAGACGTTCCGCCTGCGGGTAGTCTTCCAGCACGTCCGCAAGGTAGGCTTTCACGTCCTCGAACGTACCGTTGAATACGGCGTGTTCTTTCAAGCGTCCGTGCGGGAGGGAGGGACCGGCATACACGAACAGGCCGTAGCCCTCCGTGGCGGCTTCCTGCGCGTCCTCTGCGGGCGGCTCTGTGTCGCTGTCCCCGGTAGTGCTTTCCTCGCCGTCCTGCGGCTCCTGCGTCGCTTCGTCGCCCGCCGCCGGGTCGTTACCCTCCGGGGGCGTTTCTGCGCCGTCCTGCGGCTCCTGTGTTGCTTCGTCGCCCTCCGCCGGGTCGTTACCCTCCGGGGGCGTTTCTGCGCCGTCTTGCGGCTCCTGTGCGCCCTCTGCGGCGCGTGCCTGTTCCAGCAGTTTTAGAATGTCGTTTTTCTTCATGCTGTCGTCGGCTTCGATGCCGTGTTCCGCGGCAATTTCCAGCAGTTCGTTTTTGCTCATGCTGGACTTGAATTCTACTGCCATATCTGTTGAACCTCACTTTCGATAATCGGCATGGTCCATTTCGTCATCATTTCGCCCAAATAGTAAGGGGCTGTGCTGTCCGGGTACACAATCATTTCAAGTGGAGATTTCAAGACGAACTGCCCGCCGACAACGCCATCTTTCAGCAGGGCGACACGAATTCGCGTCAGCAGGTTCAAGACGCACATTGCGCCCTCGCTTTCGTCCTCCGAATAGGTGGCGGCGACGATACGCACGGTGCATTCGCTTTCCGGGTCCTGTCCCTGTTCCTGCGTGTCGGTGCTTTTGATGTACTGCAACAGCAGGTAGGGGACCCGCTCCGTTTGCGCGGTTTTGTTCGGCAGGCGCATTTTGTAGACCTCCGCCGCGCGTTCCTTGTTCTCTCCGCTCTTGCGGTCCACCCGGACGGGTAAAAGAATGTCTTTTGTTTCTTGCTTCACAAACGCTTCCAGCGCGTCAAGCAGTTGTAAAGGTGTCATGCGTTCAACCTCCGTACCCGTTCAGAATGCGGGTGATTTCGTGTTCAACGCGCTTGTTGATGACCTCTTGTGCCTTTTCCTCCACGTCGGCAAGAACGATACTGTTTCCCGCCATCTGTGCCGTAGACGGTCCCATGAACTCGCTGATAATCTCTTGTGTCATTTCGGTTCCTCCGCTTCGATTCGCTCCGCCGCCGCGATCATAACGGCACGTCCGTTCTTGTCCAGCAGTTCACCTTGTACCAGCAACCCGGTTTTGTCCGGGGTCTTGCGGTAAATCACCGCTGTTACTCGCTGGTAGGTGATGCCGTTGTACCGTACCGGGCGTTCGTCCATGAACGCCCGCTTCAAATCAGCCGTTGTCACGGGACACACCGCCTTTCCGGGAAATCTCGTATTCGGCCCCGAAACGACGGCGCTTGCACCGCCAACAGGTGATTTTCATATTCACGCCGCCGCGGACACGCTCAATATCGTGTTTCCCGGCTTTCTTGATTTCGAGGAAGCAGGGCAAGCAGAATTGACGTTTCATGCTGTCACCGCCTTTATGACCCGCAAATAGAACGCTTCCGGTGTTTCATCGGGCGGAACTGTCAGGCTGATTTTGTGGAACTGCTTTCGGCACTTCGTACACTCCCTGCGTTCAATCGCGCCAACCGTCCAAATGTTCACGCTTCCGCCGCTTCCAAAATGGTTGTTCATTTCGCCGCAGAACGGGCAAATCTCCAACAGCCCATTGTGTACGATCTGTCCGGCGCTGTCGTAAATAATTCCGTTTGTTGCTTCTTTTGCGATGTGCTTCCCGTTTCTCTCCACGTTTTCAACCTCCTTGTTTCCAAATCGCTTCAACCTGCTTCCGGCAGTATTCCGGGCCGTTCAGGTTGACCCAATCACTGATAATGGCGCGGTCTTCGTCTTCACGGTGTTTGTCGATAGCCTTGAAGTTCTCTTGCAGGGTGTCCGGGTCAAAGTATTTCACGCTGGAACCCGTACCGTGGGCCAGAACCACGCGAACAGCAATACAAGCCGCGTCCGCGCAAATTTCGATACGCAGGTTTCCAAACTCCATGAAGTACGCGCCGACGAATGACGTACTTTTCGTCAGACCGCGGGCGGTCCCGAACTCCTGCATTGCAAGGGTGCGGGCCGTCTTCGCCGTCAGCTTGACCC